AAAACTTGCCTCCGTTGTCATAAAAACATTGTATGTTTCCGTCGGCTTGATTGTGATGAGTGCGCGGTCAAGAAAGTCGGCATTAATGATGAGCACAGCCGACGGTCGCACACGATGCTGGGTGTTTGGCACAGTGTTTTGTGCAGGGATGCGGGCGCGCTCCGTTTTCGGTGATGGACGGTAATACGTGCCGCCGTTGGTGTACGCAGCGATAAAGAACACGACGGCATCTTCTTGATTTTGCACCCCCATGTGCACAGTATCTCTTTGTCTCTTTGGTAACACCTTACGCACAGATTTCAGGTCTTTTCCGCTCACGGTTGCACGTGACAGCATGGTACTGTCGATGATGCCGGAAAAGAGTGACGGCATACCTGGAGTGTATCCGTGATTACCGTCAAGCCAATATATCCGTAGCCCGTCGTCTGTTGTCACACAGACGCGATGGAACGGGTGGCCGACGGTGATGTCAAGACAATGTACGTGTTTAATCTTCGGTAACACCTTTTTCAACACCGCAGCAGAGACTTGCCCGATAAGCGGGCTTGGTACTGTGTAAGTAGCACGCGGGAGTAGCCGATATTCCGCAAGCTGCACGTACTGTTTGATTGCCATATAGCGATTGGTGGCAAAGAGGAATGCACCGTCGTTATCAGTGTAGAATGCAATGCCGTGCAACCGATCCACGCCACCGCAAAATGCTAGTCCGGCGAGCAGAGCGTCACCACAGTCGGTAAACGTCGCGTGCAGACTGGCGTCATTGACATCAAACTGATATTCAGTATCAAGTGCTTGCGTGTGAAACATAACGTTACCGCGCTCGAGTGTACCTTTCATGTCGCCGGCGTTGTATGTAATGTGCAGGTCTCCCGTTTCGTTATACAAGGTATCAATGAAAACGTCCATGAAGGTAACATCGGGGAACGGCGCTTGCATGTTGGGTACGCAGACGGCGACCCGACGATTGGCAATGTAGAATTCCCCGTCCTTTGTAAATACGTAAAGGCAACTGACCGGCGGGTTGTGTTTGGACGTGCCGAAGCTTTCGAATTTGTTCGTTGCAGCAAGCAACGTCATAACCTGTTCACTAATCGTTACCGTTGGCATGTAGCCTTCTCCTTTCGTGAGTACTACATAACCCCGCTACTACCAAATTCCGCTACTACCAAATCCACGCTCGCCCCGCTCACTCTCAGATAGTTCGGTTACGTCAAGAATGGGTGGTAATTCAACGCGAATAATAACGAGTTGTGCAATACGCGCATTCTCCGGTACTACCACCCGGTACGGAGAGAAGTTCATCAGCAGCACGCGCACCTCACCACGGTAACTCGGATCGATGGTACCGTGAAACGCATAGACGTGGGATGCTTGGTCAAGAGAGATGGTATCTGTATCCGGCGGCAGCAGCGCTCCTCGTCCAAACGCAAAGCCGCTCCGTGATGATACGCGCGCCATATATCCGTCGGGCAACTCCAGTGCAACACCGGTAGGGATGCTCACGTGAGCATAGGGTTCAATGGTCGTGGCCTCGGCGCTGAGGATGTCATATCCAACATTACCTTGCTTCGGTGCAACAATACCACCGGTTGGTCGTAATCGTTTAACTCTCAAAGAGAGGGACGTTGGCGTACATGTTGCATTGTTGTTCTGATCGTTGGTGCTCATCAGTCTCTCCTTTATCTTCTGGGTGATTGCGGTACCACGACACAATCCCATCGAGCACATCACCGTCACGTGCGGTGCGCGCTTGACGAAATGTTATCGCAGCAAATCGCTTACTGTTCGGTTCGGGAAACGTGTGTATCACGCGCAGCGGTGTGTTGTTCTGTTGTGACCAAAAATTCGGTGTTGTGTAGAAAAACAGACTGCTTATCTCAAGTTCGGCGGCTCCGTATTGACTGTGCATCTGAACGGTTGGGTAAATAAACGAACACCATTCATACCGCACATCATTCACAACCACATACACATCAACCCTATCAAGGATCATGACCAGCGAGAGCAACCCTGTTGATGTGAAGATGAAGGTTGGCTCGCGCTGATGAGCGTGTACCGATTTGGCCCACGTTACCAGACGTTTTCCCTCGAACAACGAGAGGTCAAACGGTGTGTTGTTAAGCGGGTTTTCTAAGCGTAATGACAACGTGTAATGATTGTTTTGATCGGAGAAGTCCTCAATCGTCATATCATGAAGTGACGCGATACGCACTTTGTGAACATGTGAGAACGTTTTTGGTGCGTTACCGCGTGGTTTGTCAAATGGCCTCCGCACAAAGACAAGTTCGCTAAACGAGTTACTACTACGTAACATGTGTACCACCTCCTTTCGTTTGTGACATGCGTTTGTTACATGCGTCATCACTGTACCACGATGTCATGAGAAGTCAATGATTGCTCGCAATGATACATGCGTATGTCTCTGTATTTCCCATCTATCGTATTACCTATGTGCAGGCATGTGATACTTTTTCCAGTGGTGATAGTGTGTTAATTGCGTAGTGTGTTGAATGGTGTAATACGCAGAAAAACCATATCATATGCCAACACATGTCTTCCCAATTCATCGCAGCGTAGCCACCGAAGCAAATCCGTTTGCACGTGCGCTCACGTTTATCCTGACCGACTTTCTGCCCAACGCCAATCGACAGGCTATCCCTGTTGACGAGGCTGAACGGATCATTGCGTCGGCAAAGGGGATGCCGATCAAATACGAGCCTGTCAACGAGGGGCACGCCGGTGCTTTCCCTATCGGCGTTATCGAGCGCGTATGGTCTGGTGTCGATCCCGTCACCAACCAACCGTGTATTTATGCAAGCGCCGTTCTGTGGGAGAGTGAGTATCCAGACATTGTCGCTGCGCTTAAACGCGAGTTTGAAACAACCGGCACGTTGGCTGTCTCGTGGGAGTTGATGTATCAGGATGCCGAAGAGCAGGACGGGGTAGAGTGGCTGCGCGGTGTTACGGTTATCGGTGTGGCTATTGTCGAGCAGCCGGCATACGGCACAACACGAACACGTGTACTCACAATGGCGTCGCAAGTAGAACATCGGACATCGAATTTGCCAGAAGAGCGGCCAGAACAGCGGCCAGAACAACGGGAGGTGCAGGGTATGAGTGGTGGTGATGAACTGGTAGCTGAGTTAGAGCGGCTGCGTGAGGAAGTGCAACGGTATCGCGCGTTGGCAGAGCAGGCGCAGGCCGAGTTGCGCTTGGCCCAACGCAAGCAAGCGTTGGCGGGCGTGCTTACGGAGGCGGACATCGTCGAACAAGAGCCGCTGCTGCGCGAGGTCTCGGATGATATGTTTGCGTTGTATCAGAAAGCCCTTCTCACCGTTGCCGAGCGTGCTGTTCAGCGCGCTCTTGCCGAAACGCATGATGAGCGCGTGGGGGGTGAGTTGCTGCAACGCGATGTGCAGCGAGAACAGCGCGAGGTGTCACGTGAACAACCGATTGCTGTAGCTAACGTCACTGACGAATACGCGGCGCCCCGTGGCTACCCGCGTCCTTCGACGCTAGCGCTCGATGAGACGGCAGTCTTGTTGGAAACACTTCGACGGCTCTCGTGATACGTTGGCGTGACGTGATACGTTTGCGTGACGTGATACGTGATGTGATGACTGTACTGTACTACTGACACGGGAGGGACTAAGCGTATGGCTCATTTAGCACAGACGGTAGATAGTGTGGTTATTGGCGCGGTCGCCGAAACCGATTTGATTGCGGGCCGCCCCGTTCGATACGGTGGCGTGCATACGGCATCGGGGTTGCCGCTTGTAGAGGCGGCGGCTGCAAGTGATACACGGGTGGGTGTGGTGTTGGCAGCTCCCGATCCGTTCCCCCGCCCGTTCGATGGACGTCAGTTGATTGCCGGCCCATATGCGGCGTTGTCGCCGTACACGTCAACGCCGGCGTGGTCTAATCCAGCACAGACAACCACAATGTACTACAGCGGGTTGTCGGTGATCGAGAACGCCACTATTCCGGCGGGTGCGCGATGTCAGTGGGTGCAGCGTGGTATTGTCACCATCGGCTCGTCTGCGTTTGACGGTGACGCATCGACGTATCAGATCGACGATGCGCTCTATGTCAATGCGTCAGGCGTGTTTACCCGCACGGCGGGCACCAACGTTGTTGCGCGGGTGGTTTCGGTAGATACTGCTCATCAGCGATTGACCATTCGGCTGACTGCCGAGTAATACAGGAGGGACTACGTATGACGCAGGTGTTGTCAGATGCACTGGTTTCTGATGTACAGCGTGCTCAGGCGTCGGCGACGTTGCGCTCGCTCGCGCAGCGAGTTGCCAACGGGAATGGACGGAGCGCGCTAGCCGAAACCATTGTTCGCTCTATCGAGCCGGGACGTCTTACGCTGGATACGTTCGGCATTTTTATGGACGTGCGCCAGTTTAACCCCGGTGATGATGCCAAAATCACCATCCGCCGCGGTAAGTATCCCGTGCGCGCAATGGTGCCTGGCACCAGTCACCTTGTGGATCGTGTCTACAAGCAGGAGAAGGTCGGTTTCATGTGGGACGCGCTCATTGCCGGCGCGCGGGCCAACATGCTTGAGCTGAACAACGGTGATATTGACAGTGTCGCACGTCTCCGGCGCGATTTGCGTGACGACCTGATTGACGCAATTGCTGCGAAGGTGTTTACATTGCTCACCACAACGTGGAGCACCGTTTCGACAACGAGCCATGTCGCCACGGTTTCGGGCGCGCTGAACAAGACAACGCTCGATACCATGTTCGACACCGTCATCGACTACGCCGGCTCGGTGCGGGCCATTATCGGCACGTATAAGGCACTGCGCCCGCTGTACCAGTTTGCCGGTTATCAGCTTGTCCCGCTTGCCGGCGGTAGCGAGACGGCTCTGCCCTTGCGTCAGTTGCAAGAGCGGATGGATACCAACGCGGTAAGTATTTACCGCGGTACGCCTGTCGTCGAGCTGCGACAGCAGTATCGCAATGCACTCCCCAATCCTCGCGCGGGTCTCATTCCTGACAACGTGGTCCTGGTGGTCGGTAATCGGGCCGGCACGATTGGCTTGATGGGCGGTGTCGAGTATCAGGATTACACCGATTTCACCAAGCAGCCGGCGGATTATGTCATTCACGCTTGGCAGCAGTACGGCATCCTGATCGATGATCCGACGGCCATCGGTGTGATTACCATCACTCCGTAAGTGAGGGGTTTTATGGAAGAGCAACCCGTACAGCAGCCCGTACATCTCCAGCCTGAAGGGGCGGAGCCGGCGCAGCAATGCGGCAAACCGTGGTACCAGAGCGCGACCATCTGGTTAAACGTCCTCATGATTATTGCGCTGGTCATTCCCGAACTCATGCAGGTACCGGAGTTGCAAGCATATCAAGACGAGTTGGCGCTGATTGCCGCTATCTGTAACATCATTATTCGCGTCTATCGCACGAATACGGCCATTCAGCGTTAACGAGAGACGCTCGTTGCCCCCGCATGTTGCACAATGCGGGGGCTTCTCTATCTTTCTCACGTACAAGCTCTCACGTACAAACAGCAGACAACCGCGCTATAGTAAACCCGCTAACGCGGGTGTTCTCTAACCATCTACGAGGTGAGGTATGTACATCGGAGACAGCACCATCCCGTCATTCACCGTTGCCGATGATCGGCTGGATGCGGTTCTTGATCGATGTGTTGCAGAATATCGTGATCGCACGCCGCCGTGGGGGTTCAATGGGTTAGGTGAGATTGTCTACTTGCGTACCTATGCGCGGCATGAGATAGAGCGCGCAACGGGGGCGACGTGGAGTGAGCGGGTACGTGCGCTTATCCGCGCAAACGAATCGTTACCGCCGTTGCGCTACGACGCACAGCAGTTGGAAACGTGGCCGGAAACCATCCGCCGCGTTATTCTCGGCGCGCAAGCCATCGGTGCGGGGTTTACCAAAGCAGAGGCGATGCGGCTCTTCGATCACATGTTTCATTTGCGCGCACTACCGGCGGGGCGTATGTTGTGGCAACTCGGTACGTCATTTGTTCAACGCAATGGGGCGAACTCGCTGCTCAATTGCGCCTATGTCGCCGTGCGCTCTCCTGAAGATTTCTGTTATCTCTTTGACAATCTCATGCTCGGCTGCGGGGTTGGCTTTAGCGTACAGGCCAAGCACATCTACGAACTACCTGCTGTGCGTGCTAACGTGCGGATCGAGCACCGCGAAACCACCGATGCCGATTTCATCGTTCCCGATAGTCGTGAGGGGTGGACGGAGTTGTTACGGCGGGTGCTTCATGCGTATTTTGTTACAGGGCAGGGGTTTACGTACTCGACGATCCTTATCCGTCCACACGGTGAACCGATTGCCGGATTTGGCGGTGTGGCAAGCGGGCCGGAACCGCTTATTCGTGGGATGACAAACGTGTGTACCATCCTTGATCGGCGGGCCGGTACAAAACTCACCTCTATTGACGTGTTAGATATTGCCAACGCCCTTGGCGAGATTGTGGTGGCCGGCAATGTGCGCCGCTCTGCCGAGATTGCATTAGGTGATCCTGCCGACATCTCATTTCTCTATGCCAAACGGTGGGATGTAGGTACTATCCCAAATTGGCGAGCGATGAGTAATAACTCAGTGATCACGCCATCACTTGATGAGCTACATCCGGTATTTTGGGAAGGGTATTATGGCAACGGTGAGCCATACGGATTGGTGAATATTGACCTTGCCCGTTCGGTGGGGCGTCTCGGCGAGCCGATGCGGGATACTGCCGAGGGGATTAACCCGTGTGGCGAAATCCCGCTCGAAAGTTATGAGTTCTGCAACCTTGCCGAGATTGTCTTACCCAACATCCGTAGTGAAAGTGAGTTGCGCGATTGTGCGTATCTGCTGTACAAAATCCAAAAGGCGATTACTCAGTTACCGTATATCGATCCGAAGAGCAACGACGTGGTGCGGCGGAATGCGCGGATCGGATTGAGCTTAACAGGGGTATTACAGGCGCGGGAGAAGTGGGGATGGCTTGATCCGACGTACCGTTATTTGCGCGCCCTTGACGCGGCGTACAGTGCTAAACGCGGGTGGGCGGAAAGTATCCGCCTGACCACCATCAAGCCGTCGGGCACACTCTCCCTCCTTGCCGGTGTGACGCCGGGTGTGCATCCGGCATTTGCGCATCACTACATCCGCCGTGTAGCGATGAGTGCGTCATCCCCACTCGTCGCGTATTGTCGTGAGCGTGGATACCCGATTGAGTACCGCAAGCAGTTTGACGGTAGCTGTGATACGTCAACGGTTGTCGTATCATTTCCATGCCGTGTACCGACAACGACGCCAACGGCGGCGCAGTTTAGCGCTATCTCACAACTTGAAACGGTACGTACGATGCAAACGGTGTGGGCCGATAATTCGGTGAGCGTCACCGTGTACTACCGCGATCACGAGTTGCCGAATATTCAGGCGTGGCTCCGTGATCACTACACGACGTCGATTAAGGCAGTTTCGTTCTTGCGACACGTGGATCACGGCTTTGTCCAAGCACCATATGAAGAGATTGATGAGGCGATGTATGAGCAGTTGCGTTCGCATATCCGCGACGCGCAATCGGTGACGAACGCGGCGCTGAACGACGTCGACCTTGCCGACTGTGAAAGTGGTGTATGCCCTATTCGGTAGGGCTGAGCTGCATGTAGCACCAATCTTATCGTGTTTTCCCTCGCGTTTTTATCAGATATGAGGACCAGCATGGTACAGTTTATCTGGGAAACGCGGGGGCTTTCTTGTTGGTTTTGGGGCACATATGACAACATACGATGCCGAGTTTAGCAAGATTTTGGAAGAATATGAACGGGAATACGACCTTTCCACGCTTAACAGCGCGAATGACAGAATTGCCCTTGAGCAATTAATTGCCAATCAAGTTCTTATCCGCCGTTGGCAGCGCGAATTACTTGCTGTTGACGACCCAACGGAGGTACAACGCCGCACGCAGGCGATTACGTCGCTTATCAAAAGTTGTCAAGAGATAGAGCGACAGTTAAAGATTGACCGCAAGACGCGGGTTGGAGATAACGATGTTTCGGTGGCGCAGTACATTGCCTCGTTGCAAGACTATGCAAAAAAGTTTCTTGATGAACGTATTCAGCGTGTGTACTGCCCGCGGTGTGGCGTGATGCTCTTCCGGTATGCGCCCGTTCACGATCATACGGCATTTATGATCGACGTGACGTGTAGCGCGTGTGAAAAACCGGTACGTGTGCAACGTGCGGCAAAGGGTACGCTTGACGATGTACCACCGCAGGATCGAGCATGGCGGTACCGTCATCCGGTAACGGTGACAACGGCGGGGCAAACGGTGTCCGATAACGCGCCGCCGGTGTTGGTTATCGGCGATGATCCGGCAAACAACGATGATCCGGTAAACAGCGATGATCCGGTAACCAACGATGATCCAGCTCATGAAGGCGACGGCCCTGTCTCCGGCGAGACGGCGCAACACGCCAACGAGCAACGCACGAGTTGATAGAGCGGAGACGTGGTACAGAGAGACCTATGGTATTACAACAAAAACTTACTGACGGGGATAAAGCACTTATCGAAATCCTAAGCGATCCGGTGTGGTTTGGCGAGTTTATGCGCTCTACTCGCGACGGGCAGATGCGCAAACAACTCTGGCCGGCCAAACCGTTTACGTACCGTTGGTATCAGAAAGACGTTCTCACATTGCAACCTTCTGCTAATCCGCGCCTCATTCTGCGTGGAGGGCGAGCAATCGGAAAGTGTCAACCGGAAACAACACGCATTCTGACCACCGACGGGTGGAAAACGATCGGTGATCTTGTGCAAGCGCATCGACGGAATACGTCGCGCGGTGTCCTCGTTGAGCTGTACGCGATGAACGAGCAGGGCGCGTTGGTACGTTCGCCGGCATACATCGCTTATGACGGAGATCACGTTGTGTACGAGATTGTGACAAAAAGCGGGTATCGCACCCGCGCAACACGCGATCATCCATTCCTTACCCCGCAGGGGTATATGACGACAGAATTACTTCAGGCGGGGCAGCGTGTTGCTATTCTCGCAGCACAGCCCGATACGTGGTGTACGGGGAAGGTGACAACGGCGGATGAGTGGCGGTTGTTGGGGTATCTTGCACTTGTTGAACACAAGCGCAAACGCTCGCTGTTGGTATGTGCGAACGAGCACGTGCTGAACGACATGAGTCGGTTGGCCTACCAACATAGCATGACGCCGCTGCGTGAAGCAGATACGCTTAATCTACTCCTGTGGTACCGTGACCGAGAAAAGCCGCCGCTCCACGGCACCCTCGCGGCGCTGTCCTACGATGTGGAACAAGTACCACAAGTGCTGCCGATGCACAGTTATCGCCGCCCGCACTATATGTATGAAGTGCCGGGGGTGTTAGTACGAGAATGTACTGACCACGTGATCGCCTTCTTAAGCGGGTTATTTGCACAGTGGGCCACGCTTGAAAAGACGAGTATTCGCCTCATTATTCCCGATCAGGCCAATGCCGACATCATTCGCGTACTGCTAGCACGGATCGGGGTATGGTGCCGGATTGAACCATACACACAAGCGCCGCGTCATATGGTCATTACCATCGACCATCCGGTGGCGGTGGCCCGCTTTTATCGTACTGTTCCCCTTGCCGGTGTTGTCGTTAAACACGTCGATGAGCCGCCGGCTGATGATATGTTTAACGACACCATCGTCTTTGATGACATTATCAGTATTACCGCGTTGCCCAAACCCGTTCCCGTCTATGCGATTGACGTACCGCACCACCGCACGTATATCGCCGATTGGTTTATCAGCCACAACTCGGTTGTGTTAGAAGATAAAATCCTCTACACCGTGCTTAATCACGCAACCGAGTTACCGCAAACGAAGGAGCTGCTCATCCTTACGGCGAATGAGGCGCAGTTGGCCCCGCTGTGGGATCGGTTGATTGTACGCTCGACAACGTCACCGATCCTCGCCCCCTTTTTGGAAAACCGCGTCAATCGACAAGCGGGTATTTTGGACTACCGATGGCCCGACGGTACGCGGGTACTTGTGCGCGCACGGATCGCCGGTAAGGATAACGCAAACCTTGTTGGCCTCCACGTACCCGTTATCGTGGTAGACGAGGCGCAACTGTTCCGCCTTGATGCTTGGACGCAAGCCAGCCACTGTTGGAACGACTGGGAACCAAATGCGCGAATCCTTGTCGCCGGCGTACCAAACGGGTTACGTACCAGCCTGCTGTACTATGCAACGCAGGCCTACGCAGGCTATGCACAGTACAAAGTGCCGGCTCACAATAACCCGTATTACACGTGGGCCATGGACGTAGATAACTTACGTCGGTACGGTGGTGAAGAGAGTGACGAGTACCGGCAGTTGGTACTCGGCGAACACGGGCGTCCGTCATTTAGCGTTATTCAACGTGAACAGTTTCACACCGAGCCATTCTCATTCCGCGTGGATCGGTACACCAACGATCACGTGCGAGATGGTCTCGTGTGGGATACGATCCTCGATCCACCACACGTAAACGGTGTCGTGCTGTTTGGTATCGATACCGGGTATGTTGACCCAACGGTCATTGTGGTGACGGTACGGGGAAATGATAACGTTTGGCGACACGTATACCGTGTTGTCTTACAGAAAATAGATTTTGATTTACAGCAACGCATCATCCACGAACTTATCCGTCATTACCAGCCGGCGCGGGTTGCCATTGACGCCGGCCCCGGCGGTGGTGGGTTACAAATCATCCACACGCTTTTGTACAACGACGCCTACCGTGGGTTTCGCTACCGTGACATTATCCTACCCGTTATATTCAATGAGCGGGTGGCTACGGATATTGACAACGCAGCGCCAACAAAGACCATCGGTGCGTTGCACCTCATTCGGGCCATTCAAGACAAGCGCCTTGTCTTCTCTGATATTGACTTCGAGGCGGTGAGCGAGCTGGAGCGTATTACCAAGCGCTCTACGGCAAGTGGTGCCGATAGCTACTATATCCTCGGTGAAAGCGGTACCGGCGCGTCACCCAACGATCACATCTTCGCTGCATTTATCTGTTGGGCAATGGCCGAACGGCAATCCGAAATGCGCCTTTACCGACGATCATTACCAAAACCCGTTGGCGTCTTTCGTTCTCTACTGTCCACCGCCGGTGGTGTAGCAGGTGGTGCAGCAGGTGGTACGACACAAGGGGGGACTCCATGATAACCGGAACATACACGTATGGCAGTGCGTATGGCGGCGCATACGGTGTTGGGCGCATGGTAGCCGTTGCCGGCGGGCCGGCCCCTATACCGAACATTGTTGCAGGTTTTGCTCTGGCAAGCGATCAACCAAAATCCTATCGCGACATTGTGCAGGCATGTCGATGGTACTACCAGAATGACCCGCACATGAGTACGGTGATCCAACGGATTGCCGACCTTGCCGCGTCGGGGTTGGTCAATACCGATGTGGCCCTTTTTGGCGGCGATACGCCGGATAGTACAACGTATGACGTGTTTAATGCCGTGGCCGAGCGGATCAACGACATCATGCACGCCGTCATCATCGGGTATCTTGTTGACGGTATGGCGATCCCGCAGTACGAGCTCCAGCGGGTGATGGGGACGCGCCTACCCAACGTGCGTACCCGCACACGATACGTTGTGCCGGCGTCGTTCTGGTTACGCGATCCGCTGCAATTCGACTTTTACCCGCCGGTGTTCGGCGCGCAGCCGATGGCCTATCTCCGTATCCCGCCTGAAGATATTGCGTTTGTCGAGAGCAAAGGGACGTTCCCCGACGGGCGGCGTGATCCAGCTCGCTATCGGGAATTGGTAGAGCGGTTCCCTGATTATGTTGCCGCCATTCGCCGCGGGGAGACGGCGCTACCGTACAACGGATACATCATCTACCGTAACCTCTTACCACAGGCAACCTACCCACAGCCGTACTTACAGCCCGTGCTCGGTGCGCTTGCTCGTAAGTACATGTTGCAACGGTTGGACACGGCTATTTCATCGCGTATGATTGAGGCATTCCGACACGCTAAAGTCGGCAATGATGCGTTCCCCGCGGATGATAGCGATATTGAGGCGTTAAAGGCAGAGTTGGAAAAGGCCAGTAACGAGAATGCGGTGTTTAACATTGTGACCAATCACACGGTGGAGATTTCATGGATATTACCTGATTACAAGGGGCTACTCGACCCGGCCAAGTACGACACCGTGCATCGAGATATTCTCGTTGGGTTGGGATTTCCGCGTATCTTGTTAGTTGGCGAGACGGAGCGTAGCAACTCAGCAGACAACCAGTTTGCCGCGTTGGGCTTCTTAGCACTCGTGCGCCACATCCAGCGTGATATCATCCAATGGGTATATCACGTGTACCGTGACGTGGCCGGCGCCAACGGATTTACCCGCGTACCCAAGCCGGAGTTTTTGCCGGTGCGCGTGGCCGATATGAACCAACTGCTCCAGTACGCTGAGACAATGTTTAACCTCGGTGTTATCTCGCGGGCCACGGTTGCCGGTTTGTACGGAGTTGATTATCGGAGCGAACGCTTGCGACGTGAGCAAGAAGATGCGCAATTGCTCAACGTGAGCAGTGAACAGCGCAGTGAACAGAACAACGCACAGCAAACCAACGCGCCGAACGATGCAGCGCCGAACGATGCAGCCGATAGTGCGGATGCCGGCGCCCCGTAATGCACGGTACGAGCGTGCGCGGTGGCGTTGGCTCCGGTGGAAACGGTACCAGAGGCAGTATGAGCGTCGAATGGATGGTTACAGTCATTACCGCTTTGATTTCGACAGCCGGCGCGGTGATTGCCGCGTATTTCTCCTATCGTGCCGAGCGGCAGAAATCGGTATTACAACATAAAGTCGATGAGTGGCGCATTTTGCTTGATACGGCGGCAGCCAACATTCAACAGTTGCGTGATCGTGTGCAGTATCTTGAACAGCAGTATGACGAACTCTCAAAAGTACTGAACGACGAACGCCGCTCGTGGGCCAATGAGCGGATTGCCTTAGTTGCCGAATACGAGGGACGATTAACCGAACTGCACCGTGAACTCGAGGAGATGACGCGCACGTTACGTCAAGAGGTGGCCACGTATCGTGAGCGGTATAACGAACTCTTCTCTGAATACGCTGTCCTTAACGCGCGGTACCAACAAGTATTAATTGAGTACGAAACACTTCAGAAGAAGCTTCAACAGTTGAAAGATGAGAACGACGCGCTGCGCGGCTTGCTGCATAAACGCCGAAAAAGCGATAGCATTATCGAGGATGGCGCCGAGGAAAACGGTCTGCCGGCGACCTCTTCTACGTGATACCACAACACCCAATAACACAACACCCATCGGTTGATTGTCTATGGCCGAGTACATAAGGAGGGGATCATGACAGCATACCCGATCACCTATGCCACGACCTACTGGACGGCGCGCAACCCCCGCCGTACCGTGACAAACTATATCGTCATCCACCATGCAGCGGCCAGCTATCGTCTCGGCGACGCCGTGCGTGCTATCTACAATTTTCATCGCGGTCAATGGCCGGCATACAACGCCGCCGGCTATCATATGATTTTGCAACGTGAGGGTGACGGATCGATCAGTATTAATCTTGTCAACGACCCGTGGATTATCGGCGCGGGTGTGGCCAATCATAACCATCATTCATTCCACATCTGTTTGGCCGATAACTTCATTGACACCATCCCTGATGAGGCGTGGCTTGCGGCAACCAAAGTAGCCGTTGCTTTCGCTAGGAACCTGTTTCCAACGGCGACGGTTGTTGGGCATCGCGAGTTGGGGCAAACCACCTGCCCTGGCAATCGGTGGTTTGAATGGAAACCCGCTCTTGCCGACATCCCGTCCCCGCTGGCGCTATGGGTGCAAACAACATTTGCGACCCCGCACGGCAACGCACAGAGCGGTGGGCGGGACGGTGTGCGGGACGATGTGCAGAACAACCAAAGCAGTGGGCAAGGTAACAGTGGGCAAGGTACCGTTGTTGCGTATCCCGAAACGGCCCCAATCATCGGCGTACCACTCATCCCCCGTGAGCGGGCCATAAACGCCGCCGTTGGGTTACTCATCGCCCGCCCGTACCGCACGCTACCGCCGGAGACAATCCGACAGATTGTCGAAACATATGCCGATGTCGGTACCGTTGTCGGCGTGGATTGGCTCTGTGCCATCGCGCAGATGATCCACGAGACGGGCGGCTTGACCTCGTTCTGGTCACAACCGCCGCGCCACAACCTTGCCGGTATCGGTGTGACCGGCGCTGCAAGTGTGGCTCCGCGTGAAGACCCGTTATGGCAATACGACCCACAACGCAATAAGTGGTTGTACGGTGTATCATTTCCATCATACGACCATGCGGTTCGGGCGCATGTGGGGCGCTTATTGGCCTATGCGCTCCCCAACGACCGCCGCTCTCATGAGCAGCAAGCATGTATCGACGAGGCGCTGTCGTATCGCGCATTACCACTTCAATTGCACGGAAGTGCGCCGCGGTGGATTGATTTAAACGGAAAGTGGGCCGTGCCGGGGCACACCTACGGGCAGCGGATTATCCAGATAGCAAATCAAATCATTAATTCCGTATAGCGGTATGTGACGTAGGAGTATGTCCTCATGCATGAGCACCGAACAACGACGTCAGTAGCGGAGACGGTGTTAGCGCC